CCCAGTACCTGTCGTGGTACTCGTTTCCTGGACTCTATCTTTAAGAATTAGCGCCATGATTTACCTTAACTGTTAGCTCGGATGATTGTTCCTGCTGTAATGCTGACTGTCTGACCTGATGCAACGGTTGTAGTATTGAGGTTCATATCAGCACCTGAAGTACCGACTGAGCCATCCATTACTACTGTTGTTCCGTCAGATTTAACTATACGAAAGAATGTTGCTGTGCTTGAGGCTACGGCTGTTCCGCTAGTTACTGAACCTATAGTAATCGTACCGTTGGAATCTGTACCAAAGCTACCAGCTACAGTTAAGCTAACTAACAGGGTTTGAGTAGAGATAGCAGTATTAGCATTAGTTGGCTGAGTACCATCATATAGACGAATAATTGAGCCTGAACCAGCATAGGTAATTAACCCCTGTTGCTGGGCATCTCTAGTGCCGTTTGAGTATTTTAAGTTTGAGGCCATTATCTAACTCCTACAATTTTACCGTTTTCATCACGAATAACAGTCTTAGGTTGATTTATTTTATCGTGGATAGCGGCAATCATTTGCGCTAACTGTTGATTTTGTTGCTGTAAATTCTGAACTATCGGCTCTAGCGGATGTTGTGTCATGTCATACCCCATTGTGTCTTGCAATAATCTTGCTGTTTCTACATTACGAATGTAGGCTTCTGAACCATCATCCAATCCTTGATTAATTCGGGCAGTTTCAATTTTAGTCGCATTATCAAGGTAAGCCAAGAGGATGTCCCTGTTATTGGTCATCTCAGCTTCTTTAGTATTGCGTTCTTCTTCTAACTTGAATTTAAGCTGGTTCTCTTGCGCCTGATACTCTTGCTTAGCTTTTTCTAGCTCATTTTGGGCTTGGAATTTCTGTACTTCCATCTGAGTTTGAGCCTGCAATTTTTGCTGATCAGCTTGAATCTGCATTTGCAACTTCTGCATTTCAGGGGTAGGTGGCTTTGGTTGGCCTTCTTGCGCTTTAGCTTCTTGACGGAATTTATCTGCTGTTTCGTCAATCAATCCTTCCATGCCTTTACCAGCTTTAAACGCTGTTACGCCAAACTTAAGCATTTCCATTAACAATGGAGTAAGTTCAGGAGATTGGTTAGCTACAGGCAATGCGGTCTGCATAAACTGGCTTACAGCACTCAAGAACTCTACTCTGTCTTGCTTTTCTTGCTGTTCATCCTGGTAAATCATGGAATCGCTAGTAACTTCAATACGGAAGTTTTTAGCTGGTTCGTCTTTTAAGAGAGCAAGAGCTTGTGGGATAAGTGCTTGATCTTGTGGCGATAACTGCATTGCACCGCTGATCTTGACAATAGTATCTTCAGTAAAGTGCTGGCAAATAATCTGTGCTTTGATCTGCAATAAGGCGGTAGCAAAGTTAACTACGTCATGTTGCATTGTCTTTAAACGCCCTGAAGCGTTGTTTGACTTAATAATCTGTGCGCCTAGAGTTTCATTAGGGTCTGTTTGACCGCGCTGAATATCAGCAATACCCATAATTTCATAGATTTGCCCTTTGACCTGCTCCATAGCTTGATAAGCCATCTGCAAGCCTTGTGCAATCGGGGCAATGTCTACAAGGTTAATAGCTCCTGACATACCTTGCTTTTCAGCAAATGCAGCCCAGTTCTTAACTGGCAATAATGAGTTGTTCTCGCCTTCAGTAAACAAACGGGCTAGGCTAGGCTCTGCCGCATCGTAAACACCCCGAACTTTAAGGGCTTGTATAAACCCGTCTATACGGTCTGCCAATGTATCTAATTGACGCGCTTGGTCTTGGTAAAGAACATAATCAGGTACAGGAATCAGGCTATCTGTTGTAAGCGTTGAAAACAATGGTTTTGGGCAAGGCCAAAAGTTTTCAAGTTGTAATGGATCATCGCGAACATCAAGAACCTTGCCCATTGATTTGGATAGCCAAATGACTTGACCTGTGGTTTTATCCCAAATCTCATAAACTAGGGCTTCGCGTGAACCTTCACCCATCTTCTCGTTAAATGCTTTAGAAGTGTCAGGCTTGGTATCAAGTGGAATTTTGCCACCTAATTCTTCACCAAAGCGTTCAACTAGGGCAGGGCGTTCCATATAAACTTTACGCCATACCGCAGTTACTTCTTCCCATGTACGGGCTACGGTCATACCAAAATCACGCCAATACACATAATCTACTGGGGCGCACTCATACTCAATACGCTCTTGATTTTCACGGTAAATGCCGCCTTCGGTTTCAGCTTCGTCAGTATCTTCAGTTACTTGTAAGCCATCTTCAGGTATATCTTCGGATTCAGCTTCGCCAATATGCGGCTCATAACGAACCCAAGCCGTACCGCGCCCACCAAGTAAACGATCCTGAACCGCCTGCTTCATTGCGCTGGCATAGTCACCATAATGTTCAATTTCGTACTCTAAAGCGCGTTCAAGCATCATAGATGCCACTCGACCTATTGGATCGTTGTCACGGAATCTACGGGTTACATCAGGTCTTGGTAATCGAGCGAATACAGCAGGAGTAATGGTTTGGACATTGCTCCACAAGATATTGAACTTGGCTTGTGGGTTGTTACGGCTACGGGATTCATCACGGAAACGCTTTACGATTTTATCGGCACGACCTTCCCATTCTTTAAATGTACGCTCGTACTGGGCGATGCAGTTATACCAATCTTCGTATGTATGATCCATGTTTATATCCTGCGATTAACTATTTTGGGGGTTTCTTTCCACATTTCATTCAGGGTTACTTCAGTTTGCCCGACATGAATGCCTTTAGGTCTTGAATCTTTGAGGATAGGGCTATCTTCATCTTTCCATACAATGCTGAGATAGCGCATTGCATCGCTTGAATGGCTTGTCCAATCATGTTTTGGGCGATCCCTAAATACTTTTTTATCATCATCCCATTCCCGTTGATATTGTCTTAAACATTCAATCAAATCTTTACACTTATTATCAAACCAAGCACGGGTTAATGCAAGCCTTGTTGCTTGAATTCCATCCTGTAATGACAGATTTGGAACAATTTTTAGGTGTTTTAGGTCAATTTTTGCAGCAATTTGCTCGATTATACTCTTTCCACCACTTGCTAGTGTTTTAGCTTTAGCGTCATGAGGCAAGTAATGATAGCCATAGTTGTACCCATATTCTTCTTCTTTTTGCATTATCAGACCCGTATAAAATGGCACGGCTTGACCATTAGATAAATGGTGATCAAGTATTCGTATCTCTCCATATACCACCTGAAACCAAATAATTGCGGTGCTGTCATTAAATCCTAAATCCCAAGCAGTATGACAAGGGAACATTGGGTCATAGTCAATGGTAGTAATGCGCTCCAAATCGGTAATTTGACGCATCTGTTCGCCAAAATACGCCCCAGTTATGGAAGCTTCAAATGAACATAAGAATTCTTGTTCATATTGATTTGGCGACATTGTTGATTGTGCATCTTGTAATTCAGCTAATGGCAGCAAGCCTGATTTATCCGCTCTAAGGGTCTTAACATACCAATTAGGGCTTTTTTGGGCTTCGTTATAGATGTCATAGAACGCATTGTGGCCCTTTGGTGTTCCAATAAAGGTAGCCCAGCCCTGTCTATCCGTTAACAATGGGCGAACAATCTCTCCCCACAGACGGGGTTTCATGTCAGCATACTCATCTAGTACTACGCCATCTAGGTATAAACCCCGTAAGGCATCGGGATTGTCAGCACCAAATAACCTTATCTTTGCCCCATTAACCAGTTCTACCCATAACTCAGATTGATTGGCCTTAACTATTGCTGGTTCTGCAAACTTTAAAAGATAGTCCCAAGCAATGTTTTTAGCCTGGGCATAGTACGGTGCAATATAAGCGTAACGGGCATCAGGCTTGTTCTCTGTAACTGCCCTACGAATAGTGTCGCAAATAGTGGCTACAGTCTTACCTGCCCTACGGTGACAGACTAACACTGCCCAGCGTTCATCCCGTCTATGGAAGTCTAAGAACGCATCCCTAGCTTTATACGGGTATTCGTACCGCTTTACTAATTCTTTCAATCTAAGAACTTGTGTTCGTGAATGACTTTAACTGGTTGCTCTTGATCGCCAGCGTGTTCAGTTCTAGCTAACTTGGGTACATGGTACTCAGCCACTTGCATAAAGCAATCAAATGCAACTTTAGGGCCAAGCTTTTCATTCATAGCGATCTCGTCAAGCCATTGCTGAAGTTTATCTGCGTTACCGTCTACGAACTTAGCGATCGCCTCTCTAGCGAGTGCTGTTGACTTATTAGGCGTACCTACAGAGCGACCGCCTGTCTTATTTCTAGTCTTTTCTACTTTAGATTCCATACCTTCACCAAGTGGTTGATTAAGATAGGTTAATTCTACTCTATTTTTGCTCTTTGAACAATCTCTCAAGCGTTGCCTTACGGTTATCTTCATCTACCATAGGGACAGCCAATGCTCCAGCTAGTAAATCAGGGCTGTTTGCTTTTTTAGGGTCAAATGCGGCAAACCTAGACCTAATCAATGATGGGTCTTGTACGGCATAAATATCGCTTTTTTGAGCATCATAAAGTTTTGACATTGCTTTTTGTGCTTCTTGGTGCTGACTACCAGTTACATTTGACCAAGTTGGATCAGGAACAATTCCATATTTTTCTAACAAATATTCTTTTGCTCTCATCACATGGGTATTAGGACCTAAATCTTTAACATTTTTAATCTCAGCACCTTTTTTGCTTAATTCATTAGCAATCATTCCTAGTTCATCAGTAGTAGTTGCGGAATTTATGTCTAAACCTAATTCTTGTGGTGTGTAGCGAGTTTTGTCTGATTTTGCCGCTAATTGATTTGTGTAAATATCTGCCCAATTTCTACCTCTAGCGTTTGCAGTTAAAAAATCATCTTTTTTAAGCAATAAAGGCAAAATGTTTCCACCCCCTGAAGCTGACACATAGGTTTCGGCTGTAACAGGATTGGTTGTTAAAAACGCACCAGCCCCAGCGGTTTTACCTTTACCTTTAACATTAAAGGCTTCAATGTCTGCATTAGTTCCATGATAAACGGGTGTGTCATATCCCATAGCTTTTGCTCTTTGGGCGGCAGTATTGCCAGCAGGTAAACCTAACCCACCTTTTTCTATTGGCAACATAGCGTTTTCCATAGCTTTTGCCATACGAACAGCAGTTGTGCTACCCATTATTGCTGGCATATAGTTCTGTGTAAACTCTTGCATGGCTTCGGGATAGTAGCTTGGGTTAGGCTTACCCATAATGTCAGTTTGATACATACCAGCCATAGTTTTATCCATAGCCCGTTGATTTGTGTCTAATTGCTGTGGCAGGGTGCGGAAATGCTCTTTAATTGGATCAGCAAGTGCTGATGTAGTAGGCGGTGTATATCCACCTCTAAGCAAGTCTGCCAGCGTAGCCATTACTTTACTTCTTTATCCAAGTCTTTGAGTTTATTGGCTAATTCTGCTCTACGCTCTAAACGCTCACGCTGATTCTTTTCAAGTGTTGATTCAGTATGAGGGCGTAGCATTGCATCTTCTTTTTTATACTTACGGCTCATGGGCGTGGGTGGGATCATCTTAACCATTATTTTTCCTTAACATATTTGTTATAAGCAGTTTCAATGGTTTCTTTTCTAGCGGTTTTAGCTGATTCTTTAAAGTCTTTGGCAGTTGGAGCGCCTTCAGCACCAGCTTTTTTCATTTTCTCGCCTGATCCAGCGGCTATCCTAGCCCTTTTACGGTGAATATTTGCGTATAGTCCGTCTTTCATAATCTTATGCCTTAAATTTAAGTAAATAGATGGTTGTGTCAATTTCTTGCGCGATATTGTCAATAAGTTGACAGATCTCTGTGTCTGTAGGCAAATCGGCTCTGGCATCCTTAACAAAAGCTTTTAAAGACTGTAGGTAAGCTAACGGCTCTTTTGGCTGGTGATAAGTGTCAGGAAATTCAGTAATCTGGCCGTAACAACCAAAATAAGCTTCGGCTAATTGGTCTGTCAGTTCAATGATGTTTTCATAAAAATGACCTAATGCTTTGTGTTTTGCGTAGGATTTGGTCGCCCAATGGAAAAAGTGAGTATTTGTACCCGAATGTAGCAATGTTGCTAAAAATAATGCCATTGACTTTTCCATAAAACGCTCCTTTTAATCTATTTTATAACACTTTTCTAGTAATACCTAGTGCTCTAATTGCGGCATCCACGCTGTCTACACGGCTTATTGCACCACCCTTCCACTTGCCC